CTATCAGAGGAAGATGGAAGAGCATTCTCTCAAACTCATCAAAGTATTCAGGCATCTGCTCAGTTAGCTGATAATTCATAAAGTTCTGAACACGATTAGCTTGCATTTGTTTTTCAGGTGTGGAGTTACCTAGTATATTCGCCTTCACTGGGCCTCCGCTAGGAAAGAGTTCCTGAGAAGACTTTGATTGAAACTTGACGGCTGATTCAATTAACAGGGGGTGTACGGCTGTACAGGCTCCTTCAAAGGGTTCCGATCCCGGCTCAAGCTTAAGTCCCAGTAGATCAAAGCCTCGTTCAAACATAGACTCCCATTCTCCTCTGGAATCCTTGTCTGCCTGAAAGTTATCTCTGACATCCGTTGATATGTCAACTAAAGTCTGCTCATCCAGAGTATCTGAAAGATCACTATACCATTCAGCGACATCCTCAGAAGGTTCCATAGATACTTCTTCTTCTTCACTTGCAAAATCTACAACTACTCCACCATCATCTTCAACTTCAAACGTAGCATCAAGCTCTGTTTCAGAAGCTGCTGGTATTACACTGGGAGGTGCTTCTTGCGGTATTTGATCGTAAGGATTTTTTTCAGTAGCCATTATCTATCCTATGTAAAAATATTTCTATTATAAAGAGGATTAACACGAGATTTCATATCTTCATATAGTTTATCTAAAGAAGTAGTTTCAGGACGAGCATCTAAAAATCTTTCAAGAGGGGATCGTTTTTCTTCTACTACTTCTTCAGCAGAAGCTACTTGTACAGGACGAGGTTTTAATTTCTTTGGTACTACATTCTCTCCTCTTAAGCTTCCGCTTTCTATATTACCTCTTTCTGTTTTGCTTGTAAAAGGAATAAGAGTTCCATCCTTTTTTATGTAGACACCTTCTCCATTTACTTTACCTGTTCCCCATATATTCAGCAAGGCTGGTATACCTCCTGCTAGTGCTTGAACTCCTCTAACAGCCATAGGTGTAGCAAGCTCTCCTAACCAATCTCTCCAGCCACGCTCTCCTACTTTAGCTTCAGGCAAGAAGCTTTTAGATTTTGTAACATCTGTAAGACCAAATTTCTCAAATGCTTTGTTTGGATCTGATAAAACAGCATCTACTATACTTTCTCTATACTCTTCACTATCTACAAAATCTTCTGGAAATTTATTTATTTCTTTATTAAATGCTTCTCTTAATAAATCTTGTGTAAGTTTTGTGGCATGTCCGAACATAGCTCCAAATACATCTTGGTTTCCTGCATATGAATCACGGAGAGTTTGTAACATACTAGAACCATACTTATCTATAGCTCTATCATAATCTACATCTGCACTAAATAACTCTTGTGTAACTGGATCACGCCGACCACCGGGATAGTTTGCTAGGTGTTGATTTATAAATCTCCTTCTAGCTCCTGCATCTTGACTATGTTGTTCTTTCGTTTTAAATAAATCTATATCTCCTGATGCTATTAAAGCATCTCTTGCTTCAGTAGTACCTACAGGAGATCCTACTATACTGTCATCTCCCCATATACTTCTCCTAGATACTGTATCTGATGGTATAAGTCCACGTTGTTTCGCCATATAAGCTTCACCAAAAGTAGTAGCGTCAGATGGTTTATAATCATCATCTATATTATATCCTGTAGCTACAGTATGGCCCGGATCAGCTTTCGTATCAGCAGCGTAATCATAACCTCCTGTTGGTCCCCAATCCCAAGAATAGTCCTCATCTGTCGCATAAGCAGGTTTACCCAGTACCTTCTTACCACTCCCACCCATCTTTTTAAGTACTCTCTCTTCTTGTGGGTTGGCCCAGACAAGTCTGTGTGGCTGTCCGTTTATATTGATGGAGTCATTTAAATCAGATATACCACCTCCCGAAGCTGCTTTAGAGGGACGTACATATCCGGGTTTTCTATACCTTTCCATATGATATCTAGGTCTATCACGCATATTCCTTACATCTACTCTGCCGCCTAACGGATCTAAAATTTTATCTAGTACTTGTTTACTTACAGGTTCCACTAGATAAGAATCATCTTCACCTATTATACCCTGCATTCTGTCCCAAACTTCTTTTTCTTTAGGTGTAAGAAAATCCTGATGCCCTGCTCTAATTTTATCTATAACATCAGCTTCCGTATTATAATCAGGAGTTTGGGTTGGCCCTTCTTTAACTCTATCATAAAAAGGTTTATTAAAATGTTCCTGTGTATGAAGAACTCCTCTCATGAACTCTTCTTCACTTATTACATCATCTTGAGGATCATAATAAGGTTTTTCCCAATTTATTCCACCATATGCTTGGGGAGATCGTCCCATCCCACCCCATGAAAAATCATCGAGAGTTACCTTTTGATGTCCACCCATTGCTCCGGGAGACATTCCCATTCCACGCCATATCCCTAACCTGTCCCATATATCTGGATGTGAGGGGGAACCCCACCCTCTTTTTTGTGGAGTTTCAGTCACATCTGGTTGTCGTTGTGGTCTTCGAGGAGGAAGTAAAGGTTCCCATCCTTCACCTCTAGGACTTCCCGGTGGACGAGGAGCTACTCTTACTCCTGCTGGTCTAACAATAGCAGTTTCATCGTCTGTTCTTGTATCACCGGGATCTGTATATCCTTGCCACTCCTGCATTGTTGCTACATCTTCTGGAGTATAACCAAAACCTCCACCTCCTTGTCTATATACTATATTCTCATTTAGATTGGAAAGACCGCCCCCACCTCGCATGGAGATAGTTATTTGAACTGGTTTAGGCATTAGCTTATCCATTGCTATTTGAGCAGCTATATCATAAAGTTTTGATTTGTGCATAATAATTCCTCTCTTAGTCCCTACTCTATTATATCATAATATAAACCGTTTCCCAAATTAAAATGTCCAGTACGTCTTTTTAGCTTCGGAAGGTTCATCTTCAAATTCTGGATCATCGGGATGGGTTAGGTGCCAAGACTCCTTTAGGTAGTGTACGGCCATTGTCAGAGCATCTACTTGGTCATCGTGAGCCGCATTGGGAAACCTGATCAGTTCTTCTATCAGATCCTCAGACCACTTCTTACCTTTTGGTATCCATAACCTCCCTGCTTCCATGATAGGAGAAGCCGCATAAACTCTGGATACCTTATCTCTATCTGGATTGTATTCCATTACTGGTAGTCCTGCTCTTCGCATATCTTGTATCAGGGATTGTCCTGATGCTTTCTTCTCTATCATACATACATCTGGTCTGTGTTCATTATATAACTTCTGTGCTATCTTCCGTAGTTCTGGATATTCAAACCGTCCCTTTATATTTCCCAGAAGGATTAACTGGGAAGCATAACTTTCCCTTCCCACTTCATCATGATCATATAAATGAAAGATACCCCATGTCTGTATAACACTATAATCTGCTGTAGTACGAGTAGAGAAGGCCGTATCATATGTTTGTATAACAAAATCACAGGTAGGAGGCTCATCTTCTTCCCATGACTGTAACCATTTCTTTTTTATTAAGCCTCCTTCTTCAGGAGTAGGATCTTGCATATAGAGAGAGTTCCAGTAGCGGCTACCGTTACTTGCCTTAATCTCATTCTCATCTATCTGAAGTACTTCCTTTGGTTTCCATTCGGGGAAGTAACTGCTACCTACAGGTAAATCCAGTAAGTCTGCCGCATTTTCATCCAGCCATGCAGGGATTTTAATTACATCCCACGGGATTGTCTTGTATTCGGACATATCTTCTTCTTGTTTCAGGAGCCATCCACACAGATCATCGTAATGGAATCTGGTATTTATTATTACGATAGCTCCGTTAGGCATGATACGTGTTCTTAATCCTGCTGGATACCATTCTTTTATATACCTTCTACCTGCATCGGAGAAGGCATCTTCTTCAGACATCACATCATCAAGGATAGCTACATGCGCTCCCCGACCTGCTATCTGTGATCTGACACCAGCAGCATAGTAAGTACCGCCTTGGTTTGTCTTCCACTTTCCTGCTGCACGGACATCACTCTTTAATTGTACTCCCCTGAATACTTTCTGGAAATCTTCTGTGTTGACGACATCCCTCACGGACCTGCCAAAGTCAGAAGACAACTGATCACTATGTGATACTGTTAGTATTTCATGTTGGGGATTCCTCCCTATATACCAAGCAGGGAAAAGCTTTGAGCATATAACAGACTTGGAAGAACGAGGAGGAAGAAAGACCATCAACCTTTTTATTTCTCCCTCTTCAAGCTGCTTTAACTTGTTAGATATAATTTCTATATGACGACCCATCCTAAAATCAGACACAATAGAAGGAGCCATCATTCTAACAAAGGTTAGAAAGTCATCTTTAGATTCCTGTTCTATTTTTTGAGAGAGAAGTCCTTTAAGATTTATAAAAGGCTCTAAGTAATTCTCTTGAAGTTTATCCATAATACTATTATACACTACAATTACTAAATCTACAATAGACATACTAAAAAAAATATAAAATATTTCTCACTACTTCTATTTAATTCTACTATTACTTAAGTAGCGGATCTGTATGATGATTGGTCCGTAGATTTTTGAAAAAATTTGAGAGGTCTGTTTTATATATATTACGGGCGGGCGTTTTCTTTGGGCGGGGGGGCGCAAAGACCCTCCAAAAGCCTTGAAAACAAAGGGGTTAGTAGTGGTTTTACCTACTACTACTTGTAGTAGTAGGATAAAACCTCTACTAAACAAGGGGTTCGACGAAATCATCCGATGGATGGCCATCTTGGCCACTTCTCTGCTTTGCAGAGGGCAACGGAAATTCGTCAACCTCTTGAAAATTCAGGGAATTTTCCCCTTGCAAAGAAAATCAGAGATTTTCCCTGCACGATGAAATCCTCTGGATTTTGACGATCCGAAAAGTATATTTATAATTTACCTACTTCTACTTGTAGAAGTAGGTTAAATTATTAATATAAACTGGCGATGCCGTCCAGCCAGATCCAATGGGCGGCTTTTGAAAAAGGAGGCCATGCTTATGGCTAATCAAAAGAAGTGGCAGTTTTTTAATGCGAAATCCGGAAAATGGAATAAGCTCCCGAAGGGAGCCTTTGACAAGAAGAAAGAGGACGGCGTAGCCGTCTGCATCCTGTGGCCCAACGGTTCTCGCAAGGTCATAGTTAATGCTAGTGCCGCTCCCGAAGGGAGCGACTTCTCGAAAATCGCCGCTGATCGAGCTGCTGCAAAGTAGCTTTGATCTTGACAAAGGGGGTAGGGCTTCGGCTCTGCCCTCTTGATCAAGACCAAAGTTGTTGGTTTTGAGCATGGCAATTAAGTTATGCTAATGGAAGGAGAGCTATGTTAATTAGAAGAATAAGAGATGGCAGCATTGTGGAAATAAATGCTGTGGATAGCCGTTTAAAAATGGCTTCTGAGGCTGAGCTTTTAGGTGATCTTGATAAAGCAAATAAGTTTTTTCAAGATGCCTTGTTCGCTGAGAAATGGCTCAGAAACTAATATTTTAATCTTGACAAAGAGGCTGTTGGTAGCGGCCTCTTAATCAAGACTAAAGATAGTCTTGGGTACAGCAATCAAGCTGTATTATTAAAAGGAGATTGGCATGGCTTATGCTCTCTTTGTAAAAGGAAAGAGGGAAACTGAGTGGTATCCCTCAAGAACTCAAGCAGTTCTTGAAGCTTATTCAAAAGGCTTTGTGCAAGACTATCGGGGTCAACATATGCTAAAAGAAAGCATAGATCTTATTGACTCTGGAAGAGAGGAGTTATTGGGCAAATGACATCCAGAAAACTGATGCAGATTTGCACTATAATAACTTTGTTTTTGATCCAAGTTTGGATCGTTGTGTTAACCTATAAAATCTTTAATTTGGAGATGCTATGATAATATTAGATTACGAACACGGAGAATGGCCGTTGGATCACAAAGAGGCAGATGTCTTTTTGAGAGCCAAAGTCTATGTTTCAATAACAAAAACCATAGATTTAACAGATGAGAACGGACATCTCATCCATTCGATAACCACTAACTCGGAGGACTAAATGTCTTATGACTTTTACTTGACAAGTCATTGCGAGGCTTGCGATACAGACCACCATCATTTTAATAAAAATTATACTTCAAATGTTGCACCAATGTTTGCCCATCGTTTTAAAGATGGTATTCATGTTATAAATAACAAAGATGCTGTTTATGGAGGGCAGATTTTATTCGATTTGCTAGAGCATTTTCTTGATAATAAAGAAGAACTGGAGAAGTTAAATCCAAAAAATGGTTGGTCAAACTATGAAGATGTTTTAAAATTTATAAGAGAAATGGTCAAAGCATCTATCCATGCACCAAACGATGCTGTTTGGGTTGTCTATTCTTGAAAAATACTAGTTAATTACACTACTACTACGTAGTAGTAAGTAGTGTAATTAACTAGATACGGAGAACGGCGAATGAAAATACTTTTAGAAGTAACTCTAAATCCAGATAGGTTATCTGGTCATGCAGAGGCTCGTAGATTAGTCCAAGCTACGATTATCAGAGCTTGTAATGAAACCATAGACAAAGTTAATAAAAATCAATCGGAACATCTGAGCTTGGGGCCGATACTTGAAAGGGTGAAGTTGGTAGAGTTCCCTATCAATTTAGAAGGAGTGGTTAATATAGGGATAGATAATAAAAAGAGTAAACTCCCATCGGGAGCCTTTTCATAAACCCTTTACATAGTACACTAGTTACTTATACTACTACTACGTAGTAGTAAGTAGTATAAGTAACTAGGTATTGGAGAAATGGCATGAGATATTTAAAAATAATAGCGACGGCGTTGGGATTACGGATCAACAAAACCAGCGGTGGATACACGATTTTTCGAGGTTATAATCCTCTTGTAGAGTTTAGTAATCTCGAAGATGTGGCGTACTATTTTAAAGCGTCAATTATAACCAGCAATGCAAAAAGGAGTGTCTAGCCTATGTTAAAATTTAAGAGTACCAAAGATGGTTGCCGTGGTTTTCGTTTTGATATTAATATTTTAGGGATGAAAGCCAAGGGATTAGTTAGACTTCGTTCTAGAAAATCGAGAGGATTTAATAGAAAAGTTGGTAAAACTATGACTATGTATAACTGTCATAAGGCTACACTGGCTATACAAAACAAACGTCCTCTCAGATTACTTTATAATTTCGCAGGATAATAGCCAGCCTCCCACCTCTCCCTGCTCTCTTATAAATTTAGAGAGTAGGGAATTTTTTAAGGAATTGTGTATGAAAAAATTAAATATTCATTGTTCAAAATGTTATAAACCTCTCTATGTAGAGCAGTTGGATGGCGTACAATTAGTTGATAACTATGTTTATAATTCTGAAAAAGAATTAGAATATATAGAGTTGGCTCACTTAGAATGTAGACCAGAATGGATTGGAGATGATCTATGCAAGTCCATATAAGCGATATGTCTGGAAAGCTGGATGGCTTTAAAGCTATTAATACTAATACTCTGTCAAATAAATTCTGTCAGAAAGTATCTCAAGCAAGTGATGATAGTATTATCTGTACAAAATGTTACAGCGTTACAATGCTGGAAAGTTTTCGCAAGAATTGTGTTGAACCTTTTCAAAGAAATAGTGATTTACTTTCCAAGTACGAATTGACTGCCGAACAGATACCTATATTTAAAGATGCTTTTGTAAGATTTTCTGGTCACGGCGAGTTGATTAACTACCTGCATTTACATAATCTTGTTCTTATAGCAGGGTCAAACCCCAGAACTAGGTTTGGATTGTGGACTAAAAGAAAAGAATTAGTTTATAATTACTTTAATGAAAATTCATTTCACAGACTAGACAATACCAAACCGTTAAATTTAGTTATAATTTATTCTAATCCTAGAATAGGAACTATCCTAGACAAACCACCCAATCAATACTTTGATAAAACATTTAATAATGTTGCTGAAAATGAGTTCGTAGAGCAACAAAACTGCACAGGACAGCAATGTAAAAATTGCTTACTATGTTATAGAGATAATGACGTGACGACCATCATAGAAAAAGTAAAATTCTATGGTAAAAAGAAGTAAACTGTGATATAATTATATAACTTGAAAGGAACTATCAAATGGCCGACATTAACATCCATCGTGTTACCGAAAAACCTGAGTTTACAACGACTGTTCATGACTATTTTGTTTGTACTACTATTTCTGTTAAAACAGAAGACGGTACAGAAACGATAAAATTATTCATTGACGGTACTGATCCTTTTATAACTTCCATTAATGGCAAAAAGATAGGAGAATAAAATGAGTGTTGTATTAAGAAAAGATGATTTTGTTTGTGCTTCAATATGGACATATTTACTTGAAGCAGCTAACATTGAAACGCATGAAGTAATAGGCGGTAAATTAGTAGATAGAGAGATTGAAGAACTTGATTTCACACCTATTAAAAGTATAGGAGAAAAATTATGAGCTTACCTTGGCAAATAGAAGCTCAGAATGAGGACATCTATGAAAAACATTTAGAAAAAATGTTGGCAATCTACAAAGATGTTGGTAAAGCAGAGCTTGAAGCTGTACTCTTAACAGATAAAGAGATCGAGGAGGGAGAATGATAAAAAGTTCATTACAATTAATATTAGGTATATTATTAATTATAGGTATGATAGCTCTATTTACTGTTATTATATAAGGAGTTTAAAATGTATGAAGTGACTGTGTATTGTCCCGATTGTGAGGGAGAGGGTGTTAAATCTTTTCAACATTCTCTTTCTGGTAATCCCGAAACTGCTGTTACAATAAGTGAGATTGACTGTCCCGAATGTGATGGCAAAGGTAAAATTAATATTAAAGAAGCGACAGAACTCTATGAAAATACTCAAGATCTTCTTAAAGATTATCCAACTTCTTTAAATGTGAGGGTAACATGAGTGATAAAAATCCAGAACCTATCCCAGAACTAGATGAAGTTTTTGGGCATCCTAAAAATAGTTTAAAGAAAATTCATATGCCAATCGATGACGCTTATATCATGGGAAAAATCCCCCAAGTAAAAGCCAAAGTAAACCTATGTATAGACAGAGTAAAGACTATACGTTACTTGTGTGAAGAAAGTATAGCTGGTTTGGAGGAATTGAAAGAGGAGTTGACCAAGCTATGAATGAAACAGAAATTCTTAAAAAGAATGTACGAGATCTGCAAGAACAGTTGCAGAATAGTCACATTAGAATTAAAAAACTTCGAGCTAAACTTATGCAATACGAGAAGCTACTTAATATGTTGAGAAAGAAACCATGACATTAGAAGAACTGCAAGAGGAGTTGGATAGTTTACCTAGTCAAGATCCTCAATTTTTAATAGGATGGTTAATGGCTCAAGTTATTTACTTAAAGGAAAAAGAAAATGAGAAAGCAGAGAGATCCGAATTGGAGATGGCTTCGAGCTTTAAAACATAAAGTAATTAGTATCAAGAAAGGCAAAGGAAGTTATAATAGAAACTCCAAACATAAAGGAGAAATGTATGACCGATGAAGAGATTGAAGTACTCGTAGATACAGCGATCAAGAAAGGATTTAAAAGTCCTACTAGAGGATGGGTGATGTCAAAAATCCTCAAGCAATTTGATGATCCTCTTGATCAAAAGTATGCAAGAGAATATATTATTAATGATGTGTGCAACATCCAGTAAACTAGTTATAGTACCTACTACTACGTAGTAGTAAGTAGGTACTATAACTAGAGGAGTGAGGATGGGATGAAAAAAATTATACATATTAATCAGCATGTTATTCGCCGCAACAGTAAAACTGGTGAGCGTAATCCAGTTGTAACTGTAAAAACTTATAAGTCTAATGACTATGGAAATGAGGTGGTGGTATTAGGGCCATGTAATATTAAGTATAGTCCTGATAAACCTTTGTCATGTGGGGCGAAGGTATGGATTGAAACCCAATCAGAAGTTATTGTAATATAGTTTGAAAGGATTTAAAATGGGCATCCCTAAATTTAAAGATACGGCTGAAGTAGAAACTTTTCTTTCATATCAAGATGGAGGTGACGCATGGTATAGACCAATGGTAGAAGAGTATGTGGAAATGTGTGGTTCTGATACAAAGGAAGTAGATATAAAAGAACTTAACGCATGGATTAAACAAGAACTAACATCCCTAGAAAACGGGTATGATGAATACCTAGATAATTAATTATGGAGAAAGAGTATGTTTGATCATAGCAAGATAGACTTTAAGGTAGAGAAGTTCCCACTTATTAATGAGTGGCAAGCAGGTGAAGACTTGGTTCCTTATACTAAAGCAGAGGAAATACCTTCAAGTATAGGGGTAGGTCTGAGGCGTGTAGATACGAAGGAACCTATAGGTATAGTCAGTGACGAATATTTCCCTGTCCAGTATGCGGAGATCGTGGATGGGGTAGAGCAAGCCTTACAAAGGGCTGAGATAGACATGACTGACGCTGACTTTACGACTAATGTCTATGATTATGGAGCTAAACTCGAACTCAGAGCTAAGTTCCCTGCCCATGCTATGCGTATGGGTGGTAAAGATACTATCATACCTGAGTTTGTCTTCAGGACATCCCATAACAGGACATGGGCTAACAATGGTATGATGGGATTGTGGAGATCCTTCTGTTATAATACATTAGTATCAGGCGATAAGCTGGCTTATGTTTATGGTAGACACACCAAGAACTTTAATATCTCTGGGTTTGCTGCTAAAGTTAAGACAGCAGGTGAGTTTATCTCTGGCTCTGGTCTTGAAGAGATGCGTAACTGGTATGATACCCCAGTAAAAAGGTATGAGGCTATCAATCTCTTCACTAAAACACTGGCTCAACGTACTGATAATGTCAGTAAGAAGAAGGTAGCTAATAAGGTAATGCTATCTAACCTCATGAAGATCTTTGATGAAGAGAACCGTCACATACATGGACGAGGACACTACGAAACCTATGGTAAGAGAGAGGAAGGAACCCTCTGGACTGCATACAATGCAGCTACCTACTGGTCTTCACATCCTGATAGTAAGCGTGGAAGTTCTCCTCATAATGTAAAGGTTAATAGAGAAGATAAAGTGAGGAAGATGCTGGCTTCTCCAGAATGGGAGGCGTTAGCAGCATAATGCAACTCAGAAAAGAAAGGATCGAACAAGTCAAGGACATAGCCTTGGCTAATCTAAAGAGGGCTGATAACAGCAGGGGTGACTTGGACAAAGAGAAGTACTGGTCACTCTATCGGGCTGATGTCAGAGAACTACTTGGTATTATTAGAAGTCTTGAAGAGGAGAGAGACAAATGAATAATAAAAGGGATAAGAATATCTTTGTAATTGGAGGAAAAAATACGGTAGTTTTGGGTAAAAGAAGAAGGTCAAGAAAAAGTATAGGAAACAGTATATATAATCATGGTTTTAGACAAGATCAGTTAGATCATACAAGAAAAGTATTAAAAGAATATGGAATAGTAGCATGATATATTTTATTACAGCCTTGATCATGCTGAATGTTCACCCTCCCTTGGGCTGGATACAATATAGTTATCCTTACACTAATAAGAATTTGTGTGAGAAATATATTGGAGAATATAAAGATACATTATCTTTATCAATTAATAATCACTTTAAGCATAGGATGGTAAGCATTCAAAAGTTTGAGTGCATCACCAGAGATGAAGCAGTAGAACGCAACTCTAAACTAGGACATTGATTATGAAAGAAGAATTAGAAGGTGTTAAAAATAGAGTATCAGGTGCAGAATATGAAATACAAACATTGAAAGAACAAGTTACCTATTTAAAAGAACAAGTTAAAGAACTATATAGGATAGGAGAAGACAATGGCTGATGAAGAACTAGATGAAAAAGATTTAAAGATTAAATCTCTTGAAGAAGAACTCGAACAACATAAAAAATTATTTAATATACATAGAGCAGGGTTACAGCCCTACCTTGATGGTATAGTTAAAGAGATAGTATCTAAATTACACATCGTATACAAGGAGAAGTAGATGTTTATAATATTTTCTATGATAACAAATCTTATTTTTTATATAGACAACAAAGAGTTCTTTGATGAGGTACATCAACAGACAACCACTAACCCTGATCTGGAATGGAATTATGTGGGAAAACAAAAGGTTAACCCCAATGTTAAGTCTATTACAGTAGGAGATGACTACATTTATTTTAGATTGGAGGAGAAGTAAATGAGTGTCATTGAAGGTAAGGTATGGGGTAGTACAGAACCTATACTGCAATCACCAGCCGTGGAAGTACATAGAATTAAGGTAGAGCTTGGAGCTTATTGTTCACAACATAAGCATCAATCAAAGATCAATATGTTCTATGTAATTAGCGGTGAACTAGAGATCCAGAGATGGAAAGACTATGGTTTATGTGACAGTACTCATCTGTTTGCTGGCGATACTTCTATCGTACCAGCAGGGGAGATGCATAAGTTTATAGCCCATCAAGAGACAGAAGCTTTAGAGATCTACTGGGCTGAGTTAAATCATAATGATATCCAACGAACTAATGTAGGTGGAGCATCATATACAGAAAAGGAAAGCAGAGTAGAAGACGGTTCAATACTGGGTAATTTATTTACAAAAGTAGAATAGGAGGAGCGAATGGATATCTTATCATTACTATTATTACTCTTACTATAGGAGAAAAGAATGTCATATATCATTGTTCATATATATGATCCTGAAGATATAGAAACAATGGATGTATTACCTGATGAGAAGGGAGAATCAATTCAGATATTTGAAAATAAAATAGAAGCTATTCAGTTCTTAAATCAAATAGGAATGGATAGAAATTCTTGGATAGATTCGGATGTACATGTAGTGAGACTGCAATGAAAAAAGTATTATTTTTATTAATTATATTTATGATCTTTATTGTTATGATGGCTTCAGCTAAAGCAGATAACTTTAACTGTCTGGTTGAGGCTGTCTATCACGAAGCTAGATCAGAGAGTTTATTAGGTATGCTTAGTGTAGCTAATGTAATACTAACAAGAAAAGAAAACAGTAATTTTCCTAATACAATCTGTCAAGTAGTACATCAAGGAAAGTATTGGAAAGGTAATCCTGTTAGGGATAGGTGTCAGTTTAGTTATTGGTGTGATGGTAAGACTGAAAGATTTGTAGAAATTGAAGGGCTAATTAAATCTATTAATGTTTCAGAGATGGCACTGAAAGGTATACAAGTAAGGCAAGCTGTCGGTGCTACCCATTATCATGCTAACTATGTGACCCCTCGCTGGGCATCTGACCCTCGCTTTAAAGCTTTAGGATCAATAGGTAAACATCTATTCTACATTGACATGAGGGAGTGACAGGAGTATACTATGCAGACAAAAGAAAGTATGGCTACTAAGTTACATAAAAATATTGAATATCTTAATCAACAAATAGAGGAGAAAGATCAGATAATAAAAGAGTTGCGTCAAAAACTAGAGGACTTAGGATATAAGAAAGCAGTTCAAGAATGGGTAGAATTATGAGTAAAAATTTATTTCAAAAGGAGAGACACAATATATTTAGACATCTGGTATACCAATACCATAAGGAAGGGTATTCTCAAAAGGAATCTAAAAAATTAGCCAAGAAAGAAACGGATGAAATTATGGAAGACAAAGAAAGTTTTATGAACATTCTCTTGAAGGAGACATTCGATGATATCTAAGTGGAATATTGTTCTCGAAAAAGAAATGGGTAACATAACCGTAGGATCTTATAAGAATAAGAAACATGCTCAAGAAGAAATAGAATATAGATATACTTTATGTCGCCATATGGGATACGAACCAGACATATCCTATATATTACAGAAAACTACAACCATTAAATAGGAGCGGCCATGACACAAGGATGGCTTGACAGAGGCTCATGTCCAGAATGTGGGTCAAGTGATGGGAATGTTCAGCATTCTGATGGACATTCATTTTGTTTTAGTTGTGACACTAGATTTGGAGAAGATATGGAACATAAATCGAAAGTACTTTTAATGTCAGAGTCTAAGAAATATTCAGGAGTTGAACACAGTAAGATACAAGGTATTATAGCTGCTATTCCAGATAGAAAAATTACTCAGGATACAGTAAGGAAATATAATACTGAAGTTAAATCAACAGGTTCTATAATTACTCACCACATTTATAAATATTATGACGAGGAGGGTAGTCATACAGCTAACAAGATTAAAGAAGTTCAGAATAAAAAGTTCTGGTCTGAAGGTAATCTATCCAAGGCCGTCCTGTTCGGACAGAATATTTTTAATAGCGGTGGTAAGTATATAACTGTATGTGAAGGAGAGATAGATGCTATGTCAGCTTACGAATTGCTGGGTAGTAAGTGGCCTGTTGTTTCTATAAAGAATGGAGCAGCCTCTGCCTTAGAAAATTGTAAGCAATCCTTTGAGTATCTGAATAAGTTTGATAATGTAGTCTTATGTTTTGATAATGATAAGCCGGGACGAGAAGCATCCCAGAAGGTAGCTCAGTTATTTGAACCTAATAAGTGTAAGATTATATCTCTTGAATTAAAAGATGCTAATGAATACTTAAAGTTTAATAAGCGAGAGAAGTTTACTCAGGCATGGTGGGATGCCAAGAACTATACACCTGCTGGTATTATAAATCTTGCTGATCTGGGTGACAGTCTTTACGATGAATCTTATAGTGAGACTTGTCTATATCCTTGGCCTAAGATGAATGAGAAAACCTATGGTATAAGAACTGGAGAACTCGTTACTTTTACAAGCGGTGCTGGTATGGGAAAGAGTTCTATCATTAGAGAACTTATGCATCACATCATGATGAATACATTAGATAATATAGGTATCCTTTGTATGGAGGAGAACATAAAGAATACAGCTTTCAATATCATGAGCGTGGAAGCTAACGCTAGATTATATATTAAAGAAGTTAGAGATCAATTTACTGATGACCAATTAAAAGAATGGCAGAAGAAAACTATTGATAACAAAAGGTTCTATGCCTTTGATCATTTCGGATCTGTATCTAATGATGAAGTTCTAGATCGTGTAAGGTATATGGCTAAAGCATTGGACTGTAAGTGGATATTTCTGGATCATCTTTCTATATTGGTATCAGGAAATGAGGAGTTTGGAGATGAAAGAAAATCTATTGATGTTCTAATGACCAAGCTCAGATCTTTAGTAGAGGAAACAGGTATAGCCTTACTGCTTGTCTCTCATCTACGTAGGCCAGCAGGAGATAGAGGACATGAAGATGGCAGGGAAGTTAGTCTCTCTCATCTCAGAGGATCAGCCAGTATAGCTCATCTATCTGATAGTGTTATAGCTATGGAAAGAAATCAACAAGCAGACGATGAGCATGAAGCTAACACTACCACCATTCGCATCTTAAAGAATAGATATACAGGCGATACAGGTATAGCATGTTATTTATTTTATGATAAAGAAACAGGACGCATGTCTCAGGTTGACAATCCTTTTATGGAGAATGACAATGAAGAAACCGTTTGATAAAACACTCTATAATATAGCAGACACTACTGCTAAACAAAAGATGATTGGATGGTTGGAACATACTCAACCAAGATGTACTATTAATTCAGAGGAGACTACTTATTTTGATCTGACTGTTAAGACAGATGATGGAGGAGATGCACAACTTTATGAGGTAGAGATTAAGTATGCATGGAAAGGGGAGTGGCCTAGTTCATGGGCTGAGTTACGTATCCCTTATAGAAAGAAAAGATTATTAGATAGATGGAAGGACAAGCACCGCAAATGTCTATTAACTTTTATAGTTTTTAACCATGATTGTAGTAAGGCATGGCATATAGATGGAGATACGGTACTGGAAAGTGAAGTCAAGGAAGCACCCAATAGGAATATTAAAAAGGGAGAATTGTTTTTCCACATTCCTATAAAACAAGCTTATCAAGTGGACATGACATATGAAAAGAGCAATAGTTGATATAGAAACAGATGATCTTAATGCTAATATTATACATTGTATTGTAGCTCATTCTTATGATGGCAGTACAGAAAAAGTTTGGATAGGAGATGAGTGTCTACAGTTCGGGGATTGGTCTAAACAAATAGATCAGTTTATAATGCATAACGGTATTAGTTTTGATGCTCCTGTCTTAAATAAATTAACAGGTTCTAACATTAAATTAAATCAGATAAGAGATACTCTTATTGAATCTCAGTTATACAATCCTATTAGAGAGGGAGGACATTCCCTTGAAACATGGGGAGAAAGACTTAAATTTCCCAAGGGAACTTTCACTGAGTTTAAATATTATAGTCCAGAGATGTTAGAGTACTGTAAAACAGATGTTGAGTTGACAGGTAAACTTGCCAAGACTTTAGAAGAAGAAGGGAAGATGTTCTCGACACGCTCTTACGAACTGGAACGAAAGGTAAGAGCTATTATAGATCAGCAGCAGATGAATGGCTTTGCTTTTAATATAAGAAAGGGAATGCTTCTATTGTCTAGGCTTGAGGATGAACAACATCAGCTTGAAAGAGATGCAGAAGAAATGTTTGAACCTGTTATCACTTACTCTCCTGTTAGAAAGGTACGTAAGAGTACATCTTTTAATATTGCCAGTAGAAAACAGATAGCTGAACGTCTGATGGAGAAAGGGTGGAAGCCTAAACATCATACCGATAAGGGAAACATTATAGTCTCTGAAGAAATTCTTGATAAGATAAATATGAAAGAGGCTAAGATGTTTAGTCGGTACTTCCTCTTACAAAAGCGTACAGGTTTACTTAAATCTTGGATACAAGAATGTGGTGAGGATGAGAGGGTCAGAGGAAAGGTACTGACCTTACGTACTGTAACAGGAAGGATGGCCCATCACAGTCCTAACATGGCCCAAGTACCAGCCAGTTACAGTCCTTACGGTAAGGAATGTAGAGAGCTATGGACTATAGATAATCCAGATACCCATACTCTGATAGGTACTGATGCCAGTAGCCTTGAGCTACGTTGTCTTGCTCATTACATGGAAGATGAAGAGTTTACTAAGGAAGTTCTGACAGGGGATGTGCATACAGCCAATCAGAAAGCTGCTGGACTAGAGACAAGGGACCAAGCAAAAACTTTCATCTATGCCTTTCTTTATGGGGCTGGACCTTTCAAGGTAGGTAAGGTAGTAGGTGCTGGTGCTAAGAGGGGGCAGCAATTAATTAATAACTTCCTACAGAATATGCCGAAGCTAAAAAGATTAAGAAATAATATTATAGAAGCTTCTAAGACAGGAAAGGTTGGAGCTTTAGATGGTAGACAGTTACATA